CAATGTGGAAGATATCCAGAAGCACGATATGCACAAGGAATTCTACAATGTGCCGGAGGAAACGGCGAAGCTCATCATGGATACGAAAAAAGCCGGTCACAGGGTTATTGCCGTGGGCACGACCAGTATCCGCACACTGGAATCTGCTGCGGACGGCATCGGAGAGATTTCTGCCAAGAGTGGCTGGACGCAGATTTTCATCTATCCGGGTTATGATTTCAAGATTGTCGATGCCATCATCACCAACTTCCATCTGCCTAAGTCCACGCTGATTATGCTGATTAGTGCCTTTGCCGGGCGGGAGTTTGTGCTCGATGCCTATAAGACGGCTGTGGAAATGAAGTACCGTTTCTTCTCCTTTGGCGATGCAATGTATCTCTCAGTACAGCAGCCCAAGGAAGAACGGGACAGGGAGCTGGCTGCACTCGAAGCTTCCCATCAAAAAGATGAATAAATACCATAAAGCACCGACGGTCAAGGACTGCCGGTGCTTTTGTCTTTTATAGTGAGTATTCAAATCTATGTATTTGGCCATTGGTAAATTCAAGCTCGATAATCCTGCCATTGCGTACACTGATACGAGACACTATGGCATTAACGAAATCTTTCAGTAGGGCAGCATCTGTTTGAGTGGCGAGCTGTTCAAAGTCAATGCGGCCTTTCTGCAATGCGGTATTCATAAAAAATTGGGCAGCTTTTTGTACAAATACCTCCTCGGACAGATTTGTGGCAAAGATGGAGTCACTGCGTATAGCGTCAAGTTCACCTTGGATTCGGGCAATATTATTTTCCAGGGATTTCTTTTGCTGCAGAAATTCGGTTTGGCTCATGGCATCATCAGCATACAGAAATAGGCTCTTTAGTCGGTCAAGGGCTCGTTCATTTTTATCCAGCTCAGCCTGCAGGTTTTCATCTTTTCGGGCAGCCATCTCTGAGCCATGCCCTTTTACCATTGGTTTGTATTCTGTAGTACCTGTAAGATTATGGACAAGTGTGGTACGGAGCCCGTCAAGTGTGGCAGGAGCGATGGATTTTATTTCATGGAAAACATCACCACGCAACAAGGTGCTGCTGATTCGGCGTGTCTGCCAGCACGGCGTAAACGATTTTTTTAGTTCCATCATATTGCTGATGTAGTTGAAGACAAAGTTGCCAACGGTTACATCGGTGACATACTTATTATCGCAAAGTGCCTTTTGTCGCCGGCCACTGCATTGGTACATTGATGGGCGGTAACCGGAGGCCAGTGTTCTGCTGAGTGAAGCAAAGTAGTTATCCCCGCAGTTCCCACATTTTATTAGGCCGGCGAAAATATGGATATTCTTTCGCTGCGTATGGGTGGTTTTTCCGTTCAAGCGGCGATTTTTGGTCAGCCAATAGTCGATGTTGTCATATTCTTCTTGAGTAAATAAAGCTTCATGATGTTTGCTGCACATGACCCAGTCTTTTTGGTCTTTGAAGGTAAAAGTACCTTTTGATTCATTTCTGTAATTGTAGCGGTATGTACCACGATAAAAAGGACTGCGTAGGATAATTGCTACGGTCTGGGGTGTCCAGCCATAGCCACGACGCGTGCGGCGCCCAATAGCATTGAGTTCGTGGGCCGTGCCGGTGATGGAGTGAAGACGCAGGTAGATGTTTTTCATTTCATGAACCACCTTAGCCTCATCCTCACGGATGGAAAAAGAGTCCGTCTCCTTGTCGTATCGGTATCCGAACGGGACGCGTCCGCCATTCCATTTCCCTTCGGCGGCCCGGGCATTCATGGTGGACATGACGCGTTCGCTGGTCATATTGCGTTCCAGCTCGGCAAATACCAGGACAATCTTTAGCATGGCTTCACCCATGGCCGTGGAAGTATCGAATTGCTCGTTCTTGGATACAAAGGTTACGCCCAGATTCTTGCATTCGGCATACATAGAGGCAAAGTCCAGCAAATTACGGCTGACACGGTCAATTTTCCAAACCAGCACATGAGTGAATTCGCCTTCCTTGATACGTTCCATCATTTCCTGATATGCTGGCCGGTCAGTATTCTTTCCGGAGTATCCTGCATCTTCGAAAACCTCATAGTTTTCGATGCTGAGGGCATACTTCGCGTAGTTAATCATATCGCTCCGCTGCATCGGCAGGGAGTCCTTGTCTACCTGATGGATGGTAGACACACGGCAGTATATCGCCGCTTTCTTCGCTCTTGGCATAGAGCCAGCCTCCTTTCGGAGACTGTCAGATGTTCTATCCCCATTGTAGCAAATAAAAAATTCCCCAACGCACGCGGATATGTGTGTTGGGAAATTGTTGACACGTAATAAAATACGTAATAATATATAACTATAGGGGGAAGACAATGAAAAGCTACTCTTCAAGGGAAGTGCTCAAAATGCTTCTGGATGATGGCTGGTACGAGGTTAACTGCGTTGGTGATCATCACCAATTCAAGCACCCGACAAAGCCGGGCAGGGTTACCTTGCGGCACCCGGTCAAAGACTTGGGCATCCGAGATTTAAGAAGCATTGCGAGACAGTCTGGGCTTAGTTTCTAAGCCCTTCCCCTTTTTAAATTGAAAGTGGGGGAGTATCATGAAAATGCCTGATTTTTACCGCTATCATGCCATCTTTACCTATGAAGATGATGGCGTGAATGTCGTATTCCCGGATTTGCCGGGGTGCATCACCTTCGGCAAGGATGAGGAAGAAGCAATCCGCATGGCCAAGGAAGCTGTCTCCCTGCATATATATGGCATGGAGCAGGACAAAGAGCCTATACCAGAACCGTCCAGCATGAAAAAGCTGGCGGAAGAGGAATCGCTGGAGCCTAATGAGTCATTCTATCTTGTAGAAGCTTTTATGCCGCCGTTTCGGGAAAAGCAGAACAAACGGTTCGTGAAGAAAACGCTGTCCATTCCGTATTGGCTCAATGTCGAGGCTGAACGTCAGGGAATTAACTTCTCGCATACCTTACAGAATGCGATAAAGCAGCAACTAAATATAGCAACGTGAAACTTGAAGCAGGCAGGGATCAAATAAAATCCCTGCCCCTCTAAGGGGGCACATATTATGGGAAAATGTATGCGTTGCTCTTTATATGTCTTAAATACTTTTTCTGCCATAATTCTCTCCTAAAAAGACGAATAGCCCTAACGCCGGAACACCGGAACGTTAGGACTATCGTTGTCCAAGGTGGTAGCACGCTACGCCCTGGATCATCTTGTGTTATTATGATAACGCGTTCCTGAAATATATTCAAGCGCCATTTTTGTTGGATTCCATCAGTAATTTCCTCCTAAAATATAAAATCCCTTGAGGTCGGCTACTTCCATACATTTAGAAGCGCTTACTGTCAAGGGATGGACAAACATTATTAATCACGCTGCTATACTATCACAATCCCTCGATAAAATCAAGGCCCTATAAAATTTTACTGTATTTATGTGTGGTTGGTCAGTTGGCGGTTCAGTAACGGCAGCATCATGTCTAATGGTAACCGCTAATTGCCAAAGGACAAAACAAAAGCCCCTTAGCAACGACCGCTAATCGTATGCTAAGGGGCTTTTGTGTGTAAATAGGTCTGCGGCAAATAGCTGCATATATCTACGAACGGTACTTCAAGCAATGTCAGTATAGCATACGTTTGCAGGGATATCAATATATGTGGTTTTAAGCAAATGGATTTTGTGCTATAATAGCCATTGTCGCGCCCTGAACCGGCAATCTGACGGGGAGGGAGGTGCCGTCCGTCCATGGTAGAGATTGCTATTTCTTTTTGCGTAAGTGTATTAGCCAGTTTATTTGCTGCATACATTTACGACCGGATTTCCCGTCGCGGCAATCGTTAAACCCATGCTGATAGCCGACTCCTACTAGGCTAGAAGCGTAACAAAAAAGCCCCTGGCAGGTTCCTACGCCTGTCCAGGGGCTTTTCTGTTTGTGCCGCAGCATCTATGGCTGTTGCTATTTCCTTTTGTGAGCCCATTATAACACAAGTGTGGGGTAATATCAATATGCAGTTGTGGGGCGGCTATTGTTTATCCTATACGTTCTGCAGTGCTCAGGGGCGTTTTTTCCACGGCTTCGCTCTGAGCACGCACTTCCGGTTTGAGGATGGTGTCAACGATGGATTTGTCGCGGCAGTTGGCTTTGTGGTAGGCTTTATGCTATAATAGCCAATGTCGCGCCCTGAACCGGCAATTTGACGGGGAGGGAGGTGGAAACCAGTGATAGACATCATGTTCACATTCTTAGTTGGTGTAGCCGCTGGAATAACGGCGAACTACATCTATGAGCGGTTTTTAAGTCGCGACAAACGGTAATACCCGCAGGCGGTTGATTCTCTACTAGACCGCAGGCAAACAGAAAAGCCCTTAAGCAGGTCTCTACTCCATGCTTAAGGGCTTTTTCTGTCGGTGTCAACCTAATGACAGACATTGTTCACTTCTTGTGAGTCCATTATAACACAGGTGCAGGAGTAATAGCAATATACAGTTGTGGGGCGGGCGGGCTGTTTTAGTGTTGTGCCAGCTGCAGCAGATGTGATATACTACTCATGCTGCTGTGAGCAGACACCTCTATGAAGGGAGGTGAGCATATGATTCCAGAAACTATAATCTTTTCCATCGTTGTGAATGTTACCTGCGGTATTATCGCGGCGTATATTTACGACAGGTACGTTAAGTAACAGCAGCACTCGTCCAAAGGTAACCGCTAATTGCCGAAGGACAACACAAAAAGCCCCTAGCAACGACCGCTAATCGTATGCTAGGGGTTATTTTTGTCGGTGAGCACATGACTCTCAACCATAATCTTTCCATTGCCCTAAGTATAGCATACGTTTGCGGGAATATCAATATGTGTCGTCCAGGCGGGCGGGGGTGTGGTAAAATATTAGTGATGGGTGTTGCAGAAAGTGAGGGGAACTATGGATAAATATTACAAAAGAATGCGTATTCTAAGAAAAATAGTATTGTGGCTAATAGTGATAATGTTCTTTTTTTCTGAGAGTGTAAATGAAAAAATGAATCAGATTATGATGTTTCTTCTTTTTTCTGAGATTTGCAGTATTTCAGATAAATAACTAAGTCGGTAAAAAGTACAGCCAAGCAAGCGATGGCTTTCACAAACTCTGAAGAATCAGCTATGTTGTAAAGTGTGGTTAGTTCAACACTGATTTGCTCGCATAATGCAATATATGCATCGAGATTGTCGATGCATTCATCTTTCTCAGCGACATGTACCAAAGCAGCGTCTACTTGCTGACAAAGCTCCGGCTGATTTTCCTCCATGTACGCAAAGGCCGGTAATGTTACACTAGCCTGAGGGATATCTGCGTGTACTGCAGGAAATAAATGGTCAATGCTTTGTAAGGTTTCCTCCAGAGCGGTGATTCTCGAGAGTCTGGTCATCTGTGTGAAGGCCCTTTGATGTGCAGCAAAAGATGCGGTCACCTCAACAAGCGGCTGCCGGAGCATGGCCATTACATCGACAGATGGCTTCAATGCAGGCTGACGTATCTTAGTGAATTGCTTCTGGTGCTTTATGATTTGTTGAAAGTGCTGTGTGGCGGTGGCTGCAGAAGATTCAGCGAGAGTCTGGTGCCATGTTGCCATAGCTTCCATGACAGGTTTTGCGGTCAGCCCTGTAGTGGCATATGGCTTAGCTGCCTGAAGCATGCTTGGGGACATGATCTTTTGAATTAGTTCCTGATGCAGGCGAGCTTTGTCCAGTGTTGGGTGGGCGGCACGGCTTATTTTCTGTTGCTGTTCGCTTAAATGTCTAAAAACACTAGATTGCAATAATTCTGCTATTGATGCCAAGGCAGGGGATTGCCATTCTGATTGCTTGAAAGAACCTGTTTTGTTCATATTTATCACATCCTTTCCAAGCCACCTCATCTACGGGGCGGCTTTTTGTTGTACCTGGGCGGGGGGGGAGTCTTCTGTGGGATGCTTTTTCAAAATCTTTATCCAATACGTTCAGCGGTATTCATCGGCGTTTCTTCCACGATTTCGCTCTGAGCACGCACTTCCGGTTTGAGGATGGTGTCAACGATGGATTTGTCGCGGTCGTTGGAGGACAGCGTACCTTGATACTTCCAGTCGTCCTTTGGTGGAGACAAATGGTAGTTACTCCTTATCAAAACGCTGAGTTAATCGTTCGGTGCTGGCGGCTGATGTGACAGATTTTAGTTGTGATACAGCAGTAGAGTGGAGGCGTTGTAATCGTTCTGTCTGGGAAAGACCAGCTTTGATATATTCGGCGTTCAGCATTTCGAGATTGGCAAGGACTATGAGCTGGCCAAGGTCGGCAGTGTCTCGGATGTTGCCCTTTTTGTTTGGGTGTTTGTCCCGCCATTCTTTGGCGGTCATGCCGAAGAGTGCTACATTGATAATGTCGGCTTCGCTGGCGTAAGTAGTATTGACATAGTGGGCGGGGAGTTTTTCCGTGATGATGTGTTCCTTGATAGCGTCTGTATGTATGCGATAGTTTGTTTTGGCTATTTCTCTGCGTGCTGACCAGTCAAGGGAAAGGTGGTCGCTCTCGGCTTGCTTTAGGCGCTGGTAATCCTTGATGATGTATAGTTCAAATTCGGGAGACAGCCATGCTGCAAATTTAAAGGCAATGTCGCTATGGGCATAGGTACCGCCATAGCGGCCTGATTTGGATTGTATTCCTATGGCGTTAGTAGATTTTATCCATGTCTGTGGTGGCAGAACAAAACCATTTTCGCCGGCTTGATTTTTAAACTTGTCGAATTCGGTAAGTTTAAAATTGGGGTTGTTTATCTTTTCCCATAATCCTAAGTATTCTATGGTGTTCTTTAAACGCATCCAATGGTTGATAATCAAGGCGGGAAACTCAGGATTCCGATATTTTGCAATGTCGGTAAGGGATATGTAGTCTTTGCCTTCGCTGGACAGTGTAGCTCTGATAGCAAGGCCTTTTGCTTCAAGTTTACTGTTTACTTTTGTCATTTTTTCCTCCATTTATCGAAACCGCCTCGAATTCGAGGCGGTTAACCTACATCTTCCTGTATGATTGCATTTACTCGTGCTTGTGTTTCAGGGCTGGCGTTAATGATTTTTTGTCCTATACGTTCGGCAGTGCTCATCGGCGTTTCTTCCACGATTTCGCTCTGAGCACGCACTTCCGGTTTGAGGATGGTATCGACGATGGATTTGTCTCGGTCGTTGGCGTTGCGGTAGGCTTCAACGAGGGCAGCTTCTTCAGGGGTGAGGGTATCGGGCTGGATTTGTGGCTGCTGGCGGGCGGCAGCAAGGGAGTCTGCCTGGTGGCCCTGTGGCTGGTCGGACAGGCCAAGGAGATAGTCTGTGGTGACGTTGAAGTAGGAGGCAATTTTTGAAAGGGTAAGATAGTCTGGCGTGGTTATTGATTTTTCCCATCTACCAACGGCTTGTTGTGTAACGTCTAATTGTTTTGCTAATTCTGCCTGTGTAATTCCCTTACTGCTTCGTAGCGACTTAAGTCTTATTTCAAACATGGCGCATACTCCTTTCCTTCTTAATACTTATTGTAAAACAAGCTGTTGTAAAAATATAACACAAACTTGTTGTAAATTCTGTTGACAAACAAAACATATTGTTGTATTATATAAAACAACAATATGATGTAAGGAGGAGATTAAATGAAAAGAGAAAAATTAATAGATTATCGCGGGGAAAGGACTCAAAAGGAAATGGCTGAAGCTTATGGAGTAACGCAACAGGCATGGAATCGCTGGGAGTTAGGGCGTACAACTCCAGCTCCACATGTTATGAAACGATTGGAAATTGAAAGTGGAATACCTATGGAGGAACTTTTTTTTGATCGTTTTAACAACAATATGATGTAAAATATAGGAGTAACTTAAACGACGAATATTTCCTTTTTGCAGAGGAGGGCTGCGTCATGTTGAAAACCATACATAAAGCAACATTTTTCCGGAGTAAAGAGGACAAACAGATGCGCCACGCATTTATCCTGCGCTGGATGGTGGATGAGGGAGAAGAGTGGGGCGGCTTTTCTATTGAGCCGCCAAACATAGAAGATAAAAACGTAGTTGTCGTAACCCAGTTTCCTCACGCGGCAGAAAAGGATTTTTCCAATATGGTAAACATGATGAAGCTGATGATTAACCCAGTGGAGGTAGTGGTGGAATGAGGAGGAGAGAACGTGGAGGTTCAGAGTGTGGAAATACGAATTTTGGCATCTTGTGAGCCAGCAAAGTTCGGGAAGTTCTATGAAGATATAACTGCTTTGTTAAAAAAAGAAGGCGAAGCCCAGACGATAAACAAGGCTTCGCTCAATGTAGAGTATAGAGACAATAGAAAATTTGTTGTTGGTTCTAGTGGTACTTGATGGGTTATTTAGATTTTAGCAGAAAAAAATATACCAAAAGCATGTATTTGCGTATGTTGGAGAAGGGGTGAGCACTTTGGTGTTTAGGTGTCAGGAGACTGTGGCAAATCCATATTATCAGGCCCGGCTCCATGCAGCGGAACGTGACACAGCGTTTGAGTCGCGGGTGTCTGCTGGGGCAATGGTGGGAATCAGTTCAACGCGGCTTTATCAGATTGAGCGAGGGTTGCAGGAGCCGCATCGGGACGAACTGCTGATTATGGCAGAGGTCTATGATGCTCCGGAATTGCTTCGCTATTATTGCGATACAATGTGCCCGGTAGGGCGGCGTATTCGGGAACTGGAGGAAACGCGACCATTGAGAGAGTAGAGTGAGGGATACGAATGAAAGAGATACGTGACTTCATAAAAAGAGGGCGAGCATATTACGCTGCTCACCCTTCGGACAAATGGGCTTTGATTATCTCGATTATTGCGCTTATCGTAGCATTTGCAAAATAGCTGTGATTTCAGGCCAGAAGGATTTCACGAGAGTATTGGAGTCCTGATTCGGTTGGAATCATCATTTGCGTATCGCTGACATAATGGAGGCGTACAAGGGTGGAGGCATATTCTTCGGCTGCAAGGCCGTATTTCATAATGGCAGGGCCAATCTTGTTATGATAGACCTCGATATCACCACCGGAACTTTCATAGGCATTGGCCAGCATGAAGAGAAAACTGCGTGTTTTAGGCAATAAATACTCAAATTTCATAAAAATCACGCTCCTTGAGCATATTATAGCATAGGCCAGGGGAGCGAAAAGAAAAATGAGACTGTCAGATGTTCATGCAGGCGGCAACCTGCAATATTAAGGAGGCAGTAAGTATGAATACCCATGAGAAAGCAGAAATACTGAAAAAGAAGCTGGTAGCGATGGGAATCACCACTGAAGAAGAGCTGGATAAACGCATACAGGAGTCCGGCATAGATATCTCTATGTTTGTTCCCGTGCCAAAGGAAGGCAAAAAGTCAGCATGATGAGGACAGCAATATAGCCGCCGGCGTAAGTCTGATGACGGCAGCGGGCGGCTATTTATACGGATTTTTTTGGGGGGTTAAGAAGTATGAGAACGATTCATAAAGCAATTTTTTTTAAAACGGAAGAGGATATCAAGATGCGTCGTGCGTTTATTCTGCGCTGGTTTGCAGATGACCGGCTGAATCACGCCGGTTTTAGCATTGAACCTCCAGAGGTACATGAAGATGTCAAGACTGTCAGCACGGAATATACCTGCACCATAGATGAGGATTTCAGGGACATGGTACATATGATGAAGCTGATGATTAACCCTGTTGCTGTGGTAGTGGATGGAGCCAGGGAGTGAGAAAGTGGGCAGCCCCATACGAAAGGAGGTGATGGCATGTCGTTTAAAGAGCAGAGAATCGTCCGACTGTTTGGAAGGAGCAATGGCCATGAGTCAATCATCAAGATTCAGTATGCAGATAAGAGCATACAGGTAATGGTCAGTAAAACAAAAAAGCCCTTCCTGATTGGGACATCAGGAAAGAGCCTGCGGCATGATATACACGCGATTTAATCAACTGCGTCTAGTATATCATTCCCACGGGCGAAAAGCAATATGATATTTGTCAAAAAAGTCTTTTGCCGCCGCGGGGCGGCATAGGGCTTGTATGCGGTATTAACTTTTTGTAGAAATCCAGGATAAGGAAACAGTTATGAGTGGGAATCGAAAAAGAACCAGACACTGCGGAAGGTATGGAGCCAGAGCAGAGTATATTCAGGTAAGTTATTTCAAATACACAGAGAGAGGAACTAGGCAAGGGCGAGGCAGGCAGCGGAAGTTTGAGGCCAGCACCCCAAAGCAGAGGAATCTCAATGAGAAAAGAAGTAAGCGATATTTTGAAGCACTGGTTTTGTCCAATTTCCACAAAGATGACCTGCATGTGACTGTGACCTATGATGATGAGAACCGGCCCGCTGATATGCAACAGGCAAAGAAGGCTGTCGAGAATTACATTCGGAGACTGAACTATTCCAGAAAAAAGGCGGGGCTGTCTTCTGTCCGGTATGTATGTGTCACAGAGCAAGGTGCCAATGGCCGGATTCATCATCATTTCATCATGGATGGGAATTTAGACCGTGATACCGTAGAGAAACGGTGGGGGCTTGGCTATTGCAATGCGGATCGAATTCAACCGGATAAGAAAAATGATATTGCTCCCCTGATTGGTTATTTATCCAAAGACCCAAAGGGGCGCAAGCGGTGGTCATCTTCGCATAATCTTGTCCGGCCATGGGATAGTATCAATGATAATCCTCGGATGATGAGCAGCAAGAAGATGGAACTGATGAAAGACCTGCCGGAAGACAGCGAATTCATGAAGCAAATCATCGAGGCGGATAACCCCGGCTATATGCTGGATAGTGTGGAAAAGGAATACCGGGAGGACACCTCTCAATGGTATTTCTTCTGTCGTATGAGAAGGAGAAAACAAAGTGAGAACCATAAATATTTGCAATCTGAAGGGCGGGGTGGCTAAGACCACTACCAGCATAAATCTGGCATGTAATCTGGCTGAAATGGGGAAAAGGGTGCTGCTGGTGGATAATGATAAGCAGGCCAATTCTTCGCAGTTCTTTGACCGCCATAGCTATGAGGCTCCCGGTATTGCTGAGGTGCTGACTGGGAAAGTGGCCATACAGGAGGCGGTTCAGCAGACGGCGTATTCCCATTTGGACATTTTGCCTGCTAATATGAATTTATTGGCGGCAGATAAAGAGATACTTATGGATGAAACGATGCCACAGCATGAACATTTGAAAAGAGCGCTGGCTTTTGTTGATGACCAATATGATTTTGCTGTTATTGACAATGCTCCGGACGTGTCCATGAGTGTTATCAATGCCTTGACTGCGGGAAATGACTATATTATTCCTGTGAAGATTGACCGGTTTACTTTTGATGGCGTGGATATTATGGTCGACACAGCCAATCAGGTCAGGGACAATTACAATCCTCGTTTGAATTTCTGCGGGTGCATCATCACGAGCTATCGCTTCAATGTCGTGAACCGGACAGGGGCAGCCTATCTGGCCAATAGCCAGTATAAGATGTTCCAGACCAAGATTCATTGGACACCCAAGGTAGATGAAGCCAGCTTCGTAAGGAAGCCTTTGCGGGAATATAGTCCCCGCTCATGGGCGGCCAGAAATTATAGGGAAATGGCAGAGGAATATCTGGATATGATTCAGGAGGAGAAGTAAATGGCATTCGATATGATGGCCTTGATGAACAACAAGAGCAAGGCACAAGCAACAGGAGCTGGCAAAAAGTATGAGCTCCATAATATTCCCTTGGAAAAGATGATACCCAACCCGGCTAATGAGCGCATCTATGAGATTGGCAAGATTGAGGAACTGGCTCATTCTATCCTGCTTACGGGAAAGGTCTTGCAGAATGCTGTGGTGGCAGCGGCAGATGAGAATGGCAACCATGTCATTATCGCTGGCCATCGCAGAAGACTGGCCTGCATGAAGCTGGTCGAGGAAGGGCATAGCGAATTTGCGCAGATGCCTTGCATGGTTATGACCGAACCGGATGACCTGCTGCAGGAGTTATTCCTAATCCAGACCAACAGTACAGCGCGTGTTCTGTCTGAGGCAGAAAAGATGCGTCAGGCAGAGCGGGCCACGGCTATTCTCAACCAGCTCAAGGAGCGCAAGCAAATCAGCGGGCGGGTGCGGGATATTGCTGCCAAGATGCTGGGAACTACCACGGGCCAGCTGGGGCGCTATAATGTCATTTCCAAAGGGCTGACCAATGAAACATTGCGGGCGGCCTTTGAAAATAGTGAAATCGGCATCAGTGTGGCCTATGAGGCGGCCAGACTGTCAGCAGAAGAACAGGCTGCATTGGCTGAAAAATTAAGCCAGGGACAAACAATCACCATAAGGGATATTGTGGAGCGGCAGAAACAGGCTGAGGTGCGGAAGGCTGCTGAGGAATCGGATATGGCATTGCCTATGCAGATGGAATATATGCTCCATATCAAACCCAGATTTAATATGACGTTGACCGTTCAATATATAGAGAAAGACGGCAAGTTTTATGCCGGGTATAATTATCGTGCTCAAAATGGCGGCGCAGCTTCGGGGATAAACTACAATTTCCCTTATGAATCCAGTCAAAAGGCTATAGAGGGGATTATGGTTAAGCTGGCCTATTATTATCCACCTTTGCATGAAGCTTTGTGGGAGAGTGGTTATAGTGTCGTAGGCTGCCCCGTAGCAAAAGAAACGTCTGCTGAATCGAAGCGGACAGAACTTCAGCCGGAATCACAGGCAGAACCATCAACAGACGAAAATACATACCACAAAGATGAGGAGCCGCCCGCCAAAGGCGCAGATGGTGAGGAACTGGAGATAGAGGATATGCGGGCTATGTGGCTGCGGAAACGGGCTTTGCGTGGAGTTATCCAAAATCTGAACAGCCAAGTGGAATATGAAACTATGCAGGTGAATATAAATGCTGAATCGCCTGTTAAGAGAAATACCCACCGTGCAATGGCGGACATATTCCAAGAGTATATTGCCCTAGGCAAGGAAGAAATTGCGGATATAACCGCCAGCCTGGGAGAATGGGAAGAACTTTTTGACCAGGAAGCGGGCGGCAAATAATCTTTAGGGAAATACCCTCAGGGGAGGGGGTGATAAAAATGGTTTCTGTATACCAAATTGATGATGTTCAAGTGGAGATTTACAATATCCCGGACATGGATGAAGGGGAAGTGGCTAAATACATAGACCTTGTCAAAGCACAAACGGACAGCAGATTGGTCAAATTGCAAATAGAACCGGTCGGTTTGGATGAAATCATGCTGAGCTATACTTGTCGGGGCGTAAAATTTGAACGTATACGCCGGATAACCGGATATTTGGTGGGGACTATTGACCGTTGGAACAATGCCAAGCAGGCTGAAGAACGTGATCGGGTGAAACATGTTCGGGTATAGCCAGTCAAGAAGGGAAATATCATGCAGAATAGCAAAAATGTGTCCGATTCGGACACAAAACAGGAAAAAACTGAATTACAGGAGCTTATCGAAGAAGCCGTGGAACACAAGATGGAAGAGGTGGGCCGCAGGTTGATTTTGGCAGGAAAGAAAAACCAAAAGAATTGGACTAAGATGACCATGAAACGGCTTTATAGCTTCCCAATTCTGAAAGCCAACATTGAACGGTATCGAAAGGATATTGATGATATCCGGCAGGAGGAGATGGGAAAATCCAAAAGTATTGTGGAGTTCTATAGTAGGTGCAATGAATGGGAAAAGCCTGATGTAGAAGATTTGCGGGCGGCCAAGATACGTATTGTGGAAATGAAAATTGACCGGGATAAACGGGAAGTCCGGGAAATCGAGATGGCATTGGATAGTGTCCGGACAGACCAATATTATCCCATTATCGAGATGAAATTTTTTCAGCATATGACCCATGAGGAAATCGCTGAGAAGCTCCCCTGCGGAGTGGCTACGGTGTCCAGACAGTTGGGGAGATTGCTGGATATTATAAATGTTACGCTCTATGGTGCAGATGCACTGGCTCGCTGATATGGATTGGGGATGAACATACAGCGAATGCAGTAGATTTATGGAACAGGAGGTCTGGAAAGTGTACTATTCGCAAAAAAGAACCATGAAGAAAGGTGTACATATTTCGCGGGCGGCAGAAAGGGGAATTCGGAAGAACCATGATATTTCATGTGAAATGTTTGTTCACGAGCGTAAAAAGCCTAACGTGGGATTGCCGCATAATAAGAAAAAGACCCGCTGGCGCCCGGGCTTTTGCCTGATTTGCGGGGAATATATGGAAGTCATCACCAATTATCATGCCCAAAGCCATGGCTATAAGACGGCTGAAGAAATGATTGCGGCGGGGAAGATACGATGGGATAAATAAAAAGCCCGCCAAAAGGCGGGAAGGTTATGCTAAACATTCAATTCGCGCATCAGTGCATTCTGTAAGATGTTGGAAAAATTGAGGTTTTTCTTTATGGCCATGTTATTTAGCCAAGCAGGGATGGAAAGAGTTTTCTTGACGGATTTTGAATTATACTTTTTGTCATAGGCTAATTTGTCGAATGGAACCATCATAACAAAGCTTTTGCCTTCATGGGCAATATCAGAAGGCGAAGACGGCACAGGGTACGCTTGCTCGTCTAACCCTTCAAGCATTAAGCCAATGGCATCTTGAACCATGTCGAGGGCCTCATCCAAAGTGTCGCCCTGTGTCATGCAACCGGCAATGTCCGGTACATAGACAGAAAAGCCAATATCTTCAGGTTCAAAAATGGCAGGATAGAAAATTTTAGTACTCATAAAATCACACCTCTATGATTATCATACTACGTAATAATACGTAAGTAAAGGAGCGAAAGGTTATGGATAATTGTGTTTGGGAAGATTCGAGGGGCTGGCGTTATAAAGTAATGCCAGGGCTGGGACATGAGCAGTTCAAAGCTAGATATAACAAGCCGGGGAGCAGCGGCTGGCATTGCGTGAGAACATTGCCATGGCGTGACAATCCGGAAGCAGCAGAAAATGACCTGACTGAATATGCGGGCAAAAAGCGGATGAGGAAAGTGTCGTGATGGAGAGGATGAGAAAAATGATTGACGGTAGATAAACAAAAAGCCCGCCAAAAGGCGGGCGGAGTTAGAGAGAGGCGAATTCTATTTTTAGGCGGCACCCAAGGCCGGAAGCAAGCCGTTTGAGGGTTTTTATGGAGGGGTTGGCATTGCCGTTTTCCAGTTTGCTGATATCGGCTTGAGCAATGCCGGTGCGGGCGGATAGTTCTTTCTGCGTAAGACCTTGCCGTTCACGGGCGTCAATCATGGCGCGGATAATAGCAAATTCCGGTTCTAAGGCATCATATTCAGCTTTTATTTCTGAATCTTTTAGCTGTTCATTAAGGAATTCTCTAAATTCGCTCATAGTAAACCATTCCTTTCCAAATAGTCTTTGCGGTAGCGTTTGGCTCGCTCGATTTCAGCAGGCGGCGTCTTTTGAGTTTTCTTGATGAAACCATGAGTTAATATGATTTCATGGTTAACAACAAAGAAGTAGAGCACCCGGGAGATATCAGAGCCAACTTTAGCACGTACTTCAAATATGCCATCATCTAAGTGCTCGGAATAAGGCAATCTGAGTTTGTTGCCTTTATCTTCCAGTATTTCGATAGTACGTAACATCTTGGCTCGCATTTTCTTATCCAAGCCAAGAACAAACTCTTTTGCTGGCTTGTTACCATTAGGGAGAGTGTAGAAATCTACTTGAAAATCAGACATTGACGCTCCTTTATAAATATGGGATAAATCTTATATTTATAATATATGTTTTATCCCATATTGTCAATAGGAGCAAAGGGCGGTATTTTTTATGAGATTTCAGGAGAATCTAAGACAATACAGGGAGACGGCAGGCCTTCTGATGGGGAATGGGAGAAGATTAAGCAGTTCGCTAAAATCCTCAAAGATGACCCCAAGAGGGCGGATAGGATGTTGGCAATGGAATAATTTTCATAGCGAGCGGTTGGCTGGAAATGATACATTTTAGGCTGAAAAAAGTGATATTTACGGCGTGATTTTCCCATGTTATACTAAAAATACGGAAAAATTGTGACCAAAATCAAGGCACTGTCGATTAAGGCAGCGCCTTTTTTGCGTGTTGAGAGATTGGGGATGGCAGACAGTTGGCAAGAGATTTTGCTGAGGCGTTTTATCACAGCGCTGCTTGGAAGCAGGCACAGAAATTAGCAATGCAGCTCCATTACGGAGTCTGCGAGAAGTGCGGGCGGCCGGCCAAGATTATTCACCATAAAATCTGGCTGACACCAGAGAACATCAATAATCAGGACATTGCCCTGGGACAGGATAACCTCATGGCTCTCTGCATTGACTGTCACAATCGTATCCATGCGAAAGCAGCAAGCGTCAGAGAAGGTTTGGAGTTTGACGGTTCGGGGCAACTGGTCAGAATGCAATCCCCCCCGTTCAAAAACGTGGAGCGTTTTTGAAGCTCCACCGCGCCCAGAGCTTCAAAAAAAGCACAGCATAACTTTGAAGGGGGGTGTGGTGCATGGCAGAAGGAAAGAAATCCAAGAAGAAAGCGGCATCATCGGATAAGTTACCCAAAGAAGAACGGATTCGGAAAGAATTCCTGACTCTTCGGCGGAGCTTGTCAACGATGCAGCCGAAGGTGAAGAAATTCAATGAACCGCTAATGCATCGGGCCGCCTTTATGCGCATCACACTGGAGGATCTGGAAGAGGCCATCAATCAGAATGGCCCGGTTTGTGAATATCAGAATGGTGAGAACCAGTGGGGAACCAAGAAAAGCCCGGAGGTGGATATCTATAACACCATGGCCAAGAACTATGCTGCAGTCATGAAGCAGTTATTGAGTTCTATCCCCGAGGAGGAGGATACGCCCAAGGTGGATGAGTTTGATAAATTCGTGATGGACAGGTGATGCGCAGATGAATTATGTGAGAGCATACCTGGGACAGATTGTTTCTGGCGAGGTGGTGGTATCCAAAAAGGTTGAGCGGGTTTATCGAAAGCTGGTCGCCGATATGAGCGATATGGAATGCCCATGGGAATTCGATGAGCGCCGGGCAGATCATGCCGTAATTTTTATCGAACGGTTCTGCAAGCATAGCAAAGGCCCCGCGGGCGGCAGCCCTTTCATATTGGAGCTGTGGCAGAAAGCGCTGGTGGCAGCTATGTTTGGCTTCATTCACAAGATTGACGGCACACGTCGTTTCCGGGAAGTGGCGTTGATTGTGGCCCGTAAGAATGGCAAGTCTACTTTGGCGGCCGCCATCGGCATTTATCTGATGATAGCCGATCAGGAACCAGGGGCAGAAGTTTATGCAGCGGCCACCAAGAAAGACCAGGCGAAAATTATCTGGCTGGAAGCCAAACGTATGGTCAATAAATCGCCGGTTCTGCGTGCCAAGATAAAACCCTTGGTGGCAGAACTCAATTCGGATTATAACGACAGTACCTTCAAGCCATTGGGCAGTGATTCCGATACATTGGACGGGTTGAACGTACACGGTGCATTGCTGGATGAAATCCATGCCTGGAAAAGCCGGGGACTCTATGATGTCATCGTAGACGGCACCAGCGCCCGTGAACAACCCATGATTTTCATTACGTCTACGGCGGGCACTATCCGGGAAGCAGTATATGACCAAAAGTATGATGAGTATGCGAACATCATCAAAGGCTATGATGATCCGAACCTCCCGCAGGATGATCGCGTCTTACCGATTGTGTACGAATTGGACACAAGGAGCGAATGGACACAGCCGGAATGTTGGCCAAAGGCTAATCCCGGACTGGGAACAATCAAAAAGCTTGACCAGTTGGAAGATAAAGTCCGAAAAGCTCAGGCTGATATCAAGCTGGTCAAGAATCTGTTGACCAAGGATTTTGATGTGAGGGAAACCTCCAGCGAAGCTTGGCTGGAATTTGAGGAACTCAATAATGAGGCGGTATTTGATATCGAGGAGCAGGCTCCCTGCTATGCTATCGGCGGAGCTGACCTGTCTGCTACCACTGACCTCACGGCGGCGGTTATCATCTATCGGCTCAAGCATGACAATCATTTGTATGTGCTGCAGATGTACTGGATGCCGGAGGAACTTATCGAAAAGCGGGTGGCTGAGGATAAGATTCCCTATGACCTTTGGCGGGAACAAGGAATTCTCAGAGCATGTCCTGGTAATCGTGTCGAGTATAAGGATGTGACTGCCTGGTTTGCTGAGATGCAGGCAGAACATGGCCTTTATATCACATGGGTTGGATATGATCCGTGGGGCGCTCCTTACTGGAAAAGTGACATGGAAGCAACCTTCGGGGAAATTATGGAGGAGGTCCGGCAGGGCAAAGTTACTTTGTCCAATCCGATGAAGGAACTGGCGGCAGAACTCCGGGCCAACCATATTGTCTACAACAACAATCCGATACTCAAATGGTGCATGTCCAATGTGGCCATCGACGTGGATAAGAACCTGAATATCCAGCCGTGCAAGACCAACAACCAGCGGCGGCGTATTGATGGCTTTGCGGCCCTCTTGGACGCTTATGTGGTCTACACCCGGCATTTGGAAGAATATATCAGCATGGTAGATGACCATGTGGAAGAAGGAGGTGAGTGATGCGTGTGGATTTTCGATAAAATCAAGACATGGTTGGGCGGCCCGGAAGAAACCCGGCTGGCCATGGTCAGTTCGACAGGTAATGGGTTCTATTCCTGGAATGGTGACCTTTACCGCAGCGATATTATCCGCGCCTGCCTGCGGCCGTTTTATAAGTCGGCGGGAAAGTTGGTGCCGAAGCAGGTTAGGGAAAATAGTAAAGGCGAGACGCTTATCAATCCGGATTCTTATGTGCGGGTTTTGCTGGAAGAACCTAATCCATATATGACCGGGCAGATGATGCAGGAGCGGCTGGCTATCCAGTTCAAGCTGAACAATAATGCTTTTGCGTTCATTCTGCGGGATGCGGGCGGTTATGCCCGGGAAATCTATCCCATCAATGCGGTAGGCGTACAGGCCAAGTATGACAAGAACGGTGTACTGTTTCTGGAATTTACCATGAAGAACGGGCATGTCCTGACTTTCTACTATTCGGACGTGATTCACCTGCGTCAGGATTATGGCGAGAATGATGTGTTTGGCAGTTCCAATATGGAGATGCTCAAACCGTTGATGGAAGTCATCAATGCCACAGACCAGGGCATGGTTTCCAGCATCAAGAACAGCGCTACTATCCGTTGGCTGCTGAAGTTCAAATCTCCTCTGGCTGAGCCGGATAAGAAGAGACAGGTGGAAATGTTCGCCAAAGCCTTCCTTGACCAGTCAGAGAACAGCACTGGCGTGGCCGCTGTCGATACCAAGGCTGATGCCGAGCAGATTCACCCTGATGATAAACTGCCGAATGCGGCGCAGATGGACAGGGCGTTGAACCGCATCTATAACATCTTCGGCACCAATGAGGCCATTGTCCAATCGAAATATGATGAAGACCAATGGAACGCCTATTACGAGTCGGAGATTGAGCCTTTTGCTACGCAGTTTTCTCATGAACTGACCCGCAAGATTTTCTCCCGGCGAGAACGCGCTCATGGGAACCGTATTGTTTTTGAAACTTCCAGCCTGCAATATGCCAGCATGGCCAATAAGCTGAATCTGGTGCAGATGGTGGACCGTGGCAGTATGACACCGAACGAGTGGCGAAAGGTATTGAACCTTGGGCCAATCGAGGACGGCGATACACCTATCCGGCGCTTGGATACGGCTCAGGTTACAGATGGCAAAACCATGGAAGGGGGTGACGAATAATGCAGACAACGATAGAACAGGCCACTACCATCACCAAGCAAGGGGATAGAGGGAAACTCTATTTCTATGGTGATATCGTCAGTAGCTGGTGGGGGGCTTGGGATAATACAGACCAATACCCGGAACGCATCAGGGATTTCCTGTCCGGCCAGACAGGCCCGCTGGATATCTACATCAATTCTGCGGGCGGCAGCGTATGCGCCTGTATGGCCATCTACAATATGCTTTCCCGTTATCAGGGAGAGAAGGTTGTCTATGTAGATGGTTTGGCGGCATCGGCGGCTTCCGTCATAGCACTGGCCGGGGATAAGGTAATCATTCCGGAAAATGCGTTCTTTATGATTCATCATGCCTGGACAAGTGCCGCGGGCAATGTCAATGAGCTGGAGAATGTGGTGGGCATGCTCCGTTCTATGGACGATGCTATGCTGTCTGTTTACGAAGCGGCTGCAGCTATCAGCCGGGATCAAATCATTGAGTACATGGATATGGAAAAATGGTTCACCGGGGCTGAGGCAGCAGAGGCTTTTCATAAGATTTCCACTGTGCCAACGGTGGAGATAACAGCACAGGCTGACTCGAAAACTATGGCACAGTTCAGAAATATCCCCGCAGGAATGCGGGCGGCTGAGCAGAGGGCAAAAGCCGCTGTGGAAGTGGAACGGGAGCACTTGCGGCTCCTGAATATGAAAGGAGGCTGTCAGTTATGACACCAGAAGAATTCAAGCGGTATCAGGACGGCAAGCAGGAAAATACCAAGGCCAAGGCTGATACGGCCAAGAAGGATAAGAAGGGTGAAGAGAAAGGAGACAAAAAATGATGCGTTACGAAGATTATAAAGCCCAGAGAGATGAGCTTATGGCCAAGGCCAATGCTGCATTGGATAATGGCAAGGTGGATGAGGCCAAAGCGGCTCGCAAAGAAATCGAGGAACTGGATGCGGCCTATGAAGAAGCTCAGGCAGAAGCAGCCAATCTGACGGCATTGAAAGATGGCGTGGCCAAGCCGGCTGCACCGGTGGCCCCGCAGGCTATTGCTGCAGCAACTGGCCCTGCTATTTCGATAGCGCCCATGGTTGAAAACGCAAAGGCACGTGAGGACATGTACCGCACGGCTTTTGCCAAGACCTTGATGAAGCGGGCATTGACCACTGACGAAAGTGAAATTTTCGCCCAAGTCAATCAGGATGCTTTTGCTACGGTGGCTAACAAAGCGTCCGGCAATCAGGTGGTTATCCCGACCACCATGAAGCAGGAAATTTGGCAGGAAATGGCTGAGCTTCACCCCATCATTGGCGAAGTAGATTTCACCGATGTACCGGGCAATCTGGAAATCCCCAAAGAAACCGGCAACAGTGGCGATGCGGCATGGGTGGATGAAGACACTGCAGCTACCAGCGGAACGCTGAGCCTCAGTAATATAACGCTGGCTGGCCATGAACTGGTCAAGGCCATCACGGTGTCCTGGAAGCTCAAGACCATGAGTATTGACGCTTTCCTGACCTATATCACGACCAAGATTGCGGAACGCATGGGCGCTGCCATCGCCAACGCCATTGTCAGCGGTCAGGGCATTCCGGGCGTGGGTGACACCTTCAAGGCACAGCCTTATGGCATCATCACCCGCCTGAAGGGGGAAACCAACACCCCGCAGGTAGTGACCTATACGCATGGTGGCAGTGTGGCTTATGCCAATATCACGGCGGCTTTGGGCAAAATTAAGTCCGGCTATATGGACGGTGTAAAGATTTACGCCAAGAACTCCGATATCTGGAATCAGCTGGCCAACATCACTACCACGCAGAAACAGCCCATCTTCATTCCGGACCCCACGGGACAGACCATTGGTCGTCTCTTTGGCCGGGAAGTTGTGGAAGAAGATGCAATTCCGACAGGCTCCTTCCTGATTGGCAACGTGCGTCGCGCCTATGTGATGAACCGCAATCAGGATGTGTCCATCTACACCGAAGAACATACACTGGCCCGCAGCACGGATTATATGGGCTATGCTATTCTTGACGGCGACCTGCTCACCACCAAGGCTTTTGTACTCATTGAAGAAGCAGCATCTTAAGGAAAGGAGGCGGCAGTGATGGATATGACCTTGTTAAAGCAGCATCTGCGCATTGACGGGAATGAGGAGGATGAACTGCTTCAAAGTTACATCGATGCCGCCGAACTCCTGATTCGCCGGGAGACCGGTAAGAATTACGTGTTGGAAGCTGGCGAATATGTGGATATTGCTGGGGATATGCTCTTCCAGCAGGCGGTGAAGATGCTGGTGGCTCATTGGTATGAGTGCAGGCAGCCACTTGCTACGGCGGTGGTCGAGGTGCCTTTTGCCGTAACGCAGTTGACCAGTCAAATAGCTATGGGTGGCGCTTATTATGCGGAAGATGAATCCGCTGAGGAAACGGAGGGAGATCCATGAGAATGAAAGGTACTCTGATGAGAACGACCATGGATGACCTCACGGAACGAATCAGCATTGTCTATCATGCCAGGACGCGGGATTCCTGCGGCAACATTGTAGACGGTGAAGATGAAGTCCGCTGCATGGTATGGGCCAAGGTTTATCCTTATGGGGCACGTATTCAGGAGGGCGGCGTGGAGCGAATGAACCAGGTGGACTACCGGGTGATTGTCCGTTACCGCACCGATATTCTTCCAGATGATGAAGTCCTATGGCGCGGCAAGAGGCTGCGTATGATAAAACCCGCCTATGATGCAGAATCTGCCCGTACATGGACGGTGCTGGAGTGTCAGGAGGTGTTGGCTGATGGGGCGGCAACGTAAAAATCATTATCGTGATAAAAGCTTTTCCCGTGGGCATGTGAGCACCGCCAAGACCGAGCAAGTGCTTAAGGAACTGGGGAATCATGTTCTTGAAGCGGCAAAGACGGCTTTAGGCCAGGCGGCTGAGGCTGTTGTCCGGGATGCCAAAAGCCGGTGCCCTGTTTATGCGGGACACAAGAAAAATGGCAGGACCTATATGGCAGCCGGAGTGAATCCGGGAGCATTGCGCGACTCCATCAAGGCAGAACCGAACAGCAAGGGAACAGTCTACAAAATCAGCGCTGATGCAAAATCTAAAGATGGTTTCCTCTATGGCCAGATTGTGGAATTCTCCCCGCGGGTGAATCGGCCGTTCTTGTATCCGGCGTTGGAGGCAAATAGGGAAATGGTGATAAGAAGCGTATCGGATGCTATTCGGCAGGCAATAGCAAGGGGGAGGTAACGTGGAGACTATTGAACTTGAAGCACAAGTTTATACGGCGTTGACCAATGATTCAGCCTTGGTTGCATTGCTGGCTAAGGGAGCGAAATCCGTATACCATTTACAGGCCCCAGGGGATAAAGAAGACCGTTGCCCATTTCTGGTTTATACCCCCATTTCCGATGTTCCGGCATTAGCTGGAGATGATGGGGAAATCAGTCATCGAGTGACAGTCAGAATTCATATCACCACGCTGGATGGTCAGTATGGTGGTATCTATCGGCAAGTTCATCGGATTATGGAGGGACTGGGCTTTTTTAGAGTTCAGGCCATTCCTTATATGGAAAATGGTGAAAAAACATTAATTGTAGATTACAGGATAGGAGTTGATTCAACGTGGCAACAGTAGGTCTCAAGAATTTGTATTATGCAGCCCTGTCCAGCGACACTTCCAGCGGCGCCACTTATGGCACGCCTGTGAAGATTGCGGGGGCCGTCAGTGTGGATATTAACCCGAGCGTGAATTTCGCCACGCTCTATGGCGATGATGCGCCTTTTGCTGCAGATTCTTCCATGTCGGAAATCACCGTGACGATAGAATCCTGCGACCTGACGCTGGAGGATCAGGCGGCTTTGCTGGGCCATACGGTGAATTCCACCACCAAGCAGCTGGAGGCCAAGGCATCTGATACGGCACCTTATGTGGCGCTTCTGTTCGAGGCCAAGAAGCATAATGGGAATACCCGCTATGTGAAGCTCCTGAAAGGCAAGTTTGCTCCTACTCAGGAGACCATGCAGACCAAGGGCGAGTCGGTCACCTACACCACGCCCAAGCTGGAAGGTCGCTTTGTGGCCAGAGAGTACGACGGTGCTTGGAAGCGTGTCGCAGATAGCGACAACACGGAAAGCGCGACTTTGATTGCAGGATGGTATTCGGCAGTAGAGCCGTCTTGATAATGTTTGGCGGCAGGGTGAGAATACCTGCCGCTGTTTTTTTGAGGTGAATGATATGGCAATGAATAAAGAAATGGCAATTCCCAGTATTACTCTGATTGATGGTAGAGAAGTAACTCTGCCCAGGCCAAATATGAAAATGTGGCGCCGGGTGGCGGAATATGATGAGCTGGACAAAACTGACTGGACTATATCCAAGCTCATGACAGAGCACGCTGCCGTGATTGCAGAGATGTTCGGTCTGGAATCTGCTGATGATATGGACCCTGCCGATGTGCTGCCCATGTATATGGAGGCGGCGGGCTATGTTATCGGCGTGGCAAATGAGAAATTGAAGAAGATCCCAAACGCCGAAGCGGAGGAAGGGTAATAGACCTTTCTCCGTATGAGCAAATGCTCCGGCTCTATGCCAGGTATCAGGAAGCATACGGCTGGACAGTACGGGAGATAGATGAAACCGATATGGGCTTTCTGCTGGATCAGCTTTGCGTCCTTGAGCGCATAGAGGCTGGCAAAGATGAAGCGTATATAGACGATATTCTGTGAGGTGAGGGCATGGCTAAAAAGGACGCGATGGGGCAGGAGGTGGATTCCCTCTACCTGTCCCTGGGGCTCAATGTTGCAGACTTGGAGATGGGCTTTCAGACGGCCGGGCAGACTGTCCGGCAGGCTATGTCCAGGCTTAATAGTGAAGCTAATCAGATAAGACTCAAGGCGGATATTGATGTGACCCGCTTGGAAGCAGCAGGAAAGTCCGTGGAGGCATTGAAGGCTCGTGAAAAAGCACTCAATGATGAATTGGCGGTGCAGCAGAAAAAGCTGGAAATATTGAATCGGGCTTACCAAGCCAATGCCAAAACTTATGGGACAGACCATTCGCTGACCAGAGGAGTGGATACCAAACGCCTTTATCAGTTGAGGGATATAGAACGGCTCAAGGCGCAGATAGGTGCAGTCAATGGAGAACTGGCCAAAACTGGCACGGCATCGACATCGGCACTCGGAACGCTGGCCAATGGCTTTAATACCGTTACAGGCAAGGTCACTGGTACTGTTGGTGCTATCGGAAAGATCAATACTGCTATCACTGGTGTTGTCGCAGGGATAACGGCAGGTGCAGGATTATTCGCGCTGACAGATAAGGCGATGAAGGCTGGTAACGACCTATACAAGCTATCTGAACGACTTCACATTACACAAAAAGAGGCTAGTACATTATCAAAAGCATTTGGTATGGCTGGCACAGATATTAATAGCTTAGTCCCTTTTCTGCTGCGAATTGATAAGGCAGCAGAATCTGGAACAAAAACGCAAAACGCACTAACCAAGGCAATGGAACGATATAACTTTACCTTGACAGATGGAAAAGGAAAGTTATTGGGATATAATGAGCAATTCACTCAGTTAGCAAAAGGTTATAAGAAAGCTATCGACATGGGGATGGCTGAAGACTTCGAGATGAATGTCTTGGGGGCGAAAGGTGTCGGACTTGCTCCGGTCTTGCTAGAATTACCTGAACTGCTGGAAAAAGCGGGTTCAATAACTGGAACAGGTTTGCTGAACAAAGATGAAGCTCATGCACTATATCTTGAATGGCAGGCTATGCAGATACAGGCTTCACAGCTTACAGGTGTGCTCGGTCAATCGCTTATGCCAGTGGCCAAAGAGCTGATGCCGGAGATAACGAAGGGATTCGCTGAGTTTGCGCAACAAATCAAAGATAACCAGGACTCCATCAAAGCGTTTGGCAGTGCTGCCGGAGATGTCCTTGGTGGCCTTGCATCATCCATTACTTCTTTGATTTCCCTGTTGGGTGATTTAAAAAAAGGATGGGATGATGTCTCCGGATTATCCAAGGATGAGGCCATTATTCGTGCCAATGGTGGCGGGTATGGGCTGAATGCTGCATCTACTATTGGCGGTGTTTTAGGCGCAGGTATAGGTGGCAGGTTTGGTGGTGTCAAAGGTGCTGCCGCTGGCGGATTGTTTGGTTCGCAATTATTTGAAGATGTCGGCATTAAGGCGACCAAGGCAGGCGCGTCATTAGGATTATGGGGGCATGATTGGGACAAGTATTCGGGCAATTATGAACGGCAAAAACTTTTAGAGCAAGAAAAGAAAGCTTTTGAGGAATACAATAAGCAAATTCGTGAGGAGACAAAGAATACAGTCACCGAGTCAACGAAGCTTAAAGAGCAGGCCGCGGATGCCCATAAGCAATTGGAAGAAGAGATGGCCAATACCACCAGCGAGAAGCTGAGGGAGCAATTGGAGGCTATCAAGGAAAAAGTCGAAGCATCTATTGCAGAAGGCAAGAATGAAGCTGCTGAATGGGCCGCTGCTGCGGATGATATCAAGAAAGCCATGAAGGCCGCTGCCAAAGAGGCACAGGAAGCAAATAAGGCCCTGACACGCAGCATTGCTGGTCTGTCTATGAGCGATTTGGGTAAATCCCTGTATGGTGTAGATACGGCCGCAGAGGATAGCTTGAAAAAAGGAGCGGACCCCGGTCTCGTTGCGCAGGAAGCGGCTCTCAAGAAGGGCAAAATCATGCAGCAGTTTGAAAAAGAAACTGCCGAATACCTTGATGGCATCTATGCGGATTCGCTTACCAAGAGACTGAACCAGATTGAGCGAGAGAAGAAGGCGTGGATCCAAAAAGGCATGGATGAGGTCACGGCGACGCGGGCGGCTGAACAGCAGAAAAAACAGGCGGTCAATGACAGCGTCAAGAACATGTTTACCAGTCAAAAGAAGTATCTTGCGCTGTATCGTAATGCTATGGCTGGAAACATCACGGCTGATGGTGGCGGCTTTTATGATTTTACCCAATCCCAGGGAGATAGACAGCAAAATGCGATTAAGGCTATTCAGAGAGCAATGATGGCCGAAGCTGGCGTTTCTCCGAACGAGCGAACCAATATGGCCGAAATTATGGGATTTCAAAAAGCTATGAAGGAAGCCAATAATTGGGGAACAGGGTTGATTTCGGACGGTAGTTCGCAATGGCTTTCCGAGTTATCAAGCACTTTGGCACAAAATAATGAACAGACGATTGGTATTCTCGATCAGATTAACAGCCAGGTGCCGGAGGTTAATTATAACTTGTCACAAATTTTGGGCGTGCTAGAACAAAAAGGGCAGAATCCACCGGAGATTAATGTCAATCCCTCGATAAATGTTAATCTTGGTGGCGCCTACGTATTTGACAATGCTATGAAGCAGCGGCTGACGGACGATATTACAAACAACGTCGCGAGCGCTGTAACCAGTGCAGTCAATGAAGCTACCAGTCGAATAAATACCGGTTTCGGAAACTAGGAGGGTAGCTATGAAGATAAAAATAAATGATATCGAAAGCTATCGCTCTCCAGAGAGCCTTACAGTAAATGTAGATGACCGCATAGAAAAGGTGCCGCTCATCAACGGAAACACGGTGCAGGATTACGGTCACATAGAGGATGGCGATTCCTTTGTGGTTTCCTGTTTATTCTCAAAGACGAATTTTAATGCGGTTTTAGCACTATGGAGGGCACGTCAAAAAGTTACTTTTACAGACGATACCGGGGACATTTGGGAGAATTGTCGGATCGTCATTCGCTCATACAAATACGAGCCTCGGTTTCCGAATTACGTTACGTTGGATTTTGAAATTTGGAGGTGCTGAAAATGGCAAACGCATATATCAATCTTTATAAGAACAATCCCACGGCAGGCGGTACGGACGGAACGGCAATTTCAACAGATGGTACATACACTAATCCATTAACCGTTTCGCTGAACGCGACTATCAACGAAAGTAAGACGGTAAAACTGGCGGTCAGAACAGAAGCAGGCTATGCCACTGTAGGAGATACCGTCATTTCCGATGTCGGTGATACGAATGACCGTTGGAAATTGTGTTTGACGGAAAACGGCACATTCACGGATAGCATTACAATCAGCAACGCTATTACGAACGCCAATACGGTCTTTTACGCGAAAGCGTCTAGTGTAGACACAGAAACTCCGTCCACGGACCGGAGCGTTTCGTTGCAGGTGCAAACGACTATTACGACAGCATGATTTAAGACCCCGTAGCAAGGGGAAGGCGGGTGGAGAATTTGATTTTCGATGAACGTTTGAAATCATGGCTAAACTTTGACGCATCGGCGGCGACTGACGCCGTTGTTAATAACGCGTGGACGGTAACGGGAACACCAACGACGTCTAGTGTTAATGCGGTTAGCGGGCACGCTTTACAGCTGGACGGGAACAGTTATTTACATTCGAATGCTGTAGATTTAGGTGGGCAAGATTTCACGATTGAATTCTGGTGCAATATTTCGTCACCATCAAATGGACAGGCGGTTGTTGACGTCACTCTATCCAATGGAAGGTCACTAGTTTACGTCGAAAAAAGCACTTCTTATTCAGACAGATTACGTGTGTATATAGCTTCAGGAAGCACGCCAACAGGGGCGGGGGGTAAATACGACGCGACGGAAATTGGAGGAGTAGGAAATCTGGCTCATGTCGCTATCGTTTACCAGTACAATGACCAAAAGCTGGCAGTGTATGTTAATGGCGTGCAGGCGGTGCTTTATTCAAACTGCCCTCGATACGACAGAAAGTCTTATTACTTTACTATCGGCGCTTATGACGGTGGCTCTCAAAAAATGGTTGGTTCTGTCGATGAATTTTTAGTGTATGACGGGTTAGCGGTATATACTACTAATTTCACACCTCCGTCACAGTCGTATTATTCGACATACGTGCTTACGACGCGGGTTGACACACTTCGTAAAATACACAGTAGCTCCGGATGGAAGTATGAAAATGTCGGTGAGACATCGTTATTAATTAACACATCTACGGCTGTACAGCTGACTGATTTACCAGCCACTCAAAGCAAGACAGGTGTGGCGTTCTACCAAACAACACGCGGCATTCGGTTATTTGATATTCCGGATTCATACGAGCTGTGGGTGAAATTTGACGTATATTTAGGGAGTTCAAACCGTTGGCGAGCGTATGATTATTCGACGGGTACGGATACAGGTGTAAATGGGCTAACCAACGGCACGATGGAAGTCTTTAACTGCGACTCTAAAAAAGCAAATTTATCGAATAAAGTCGTGGTGAACTCAATACAAACCATTTTATTACATATGAAATCCGACGCGTCGGATGGCGTTTTAGAAGTATATACGGGTGGCGGTGAATTAATCTATTCTTTGACGGGGACCAGCGTCAACAACGGCGTTGCATTTTCAACGTTTTTTTTGCAGTCGGGCGGGGCGGGGACGTTCTTCTCGAATGTTGTAATTTCAAACGAACCTTTGTGGTTTGATGACGATGCAACAGTCAATGTTCTTGTGAGTTTATTTAACGATACCGCGAGGGTGTTATTGCGGTCCGGTACGCAAACATTCGATATCGTACGACAAATTATATCGCAGAGAATCCCGGTGGATGTAGGTTTTGACCTATCCCGTGTTCTTGTTACTTCGGTGGATACTACCGTTGACGCAGAAAGGGCGTTGTTCCGTAGTGAGCGTTTGAGCGTTGACATTGAAAGAAAATCACAAAATACAGTTACAATTAGATGCGACACTCAGCGCGTGTTAGTGATACCGGTTGTGGGTGACTACGACACGGAAAGGAACGTTCAAGTCCCCGTGGAGGTGAGTGTTGACGCCCAACGTGTGTTATTAAGAACCGTGGATTTCAGCTGTGACGTATGGCGTCAATTGCCGCATAACATAAACGGAAACTCAGATTTTTTGCAGAGTATAACTGTCGGTCTGCAAGAACAGCAATTAACCGACAACGTGTCCTTTGTTATGGCTGGCGATATTGGGATTATGGAGGCTGTTAATTTTCACGCGTGGGACTACAATTTAATGGCCCGTGTAGAGCAGACCAGTAAACGGGGAACCCTTGTGTCCTGTCAATGCACTTGCGACATCGACGAAATACTGTATCAGCAGATGGCCTATACAATCCCGGAAAACGCTTTTGAGTGGACCTACGAATACAATGAGGCGTATAACAATTACAAGGCGGAGCATCAAGACGAGGAAATTAACAAAATGCCCTCAGCTCCGGCAAGTGCACACATAACAGCTATCGCGCAAGCACTCGGAAAGACCGTGGCCGTACAATTTGATGATTGGATTTCAACAATGTCAACGGACGTGAAATCCGGAACCAACTACGGCGGGTTGATTGAGGAACTATTTGGCTGGACAGCACGTTTGCCGCATTTAATGATTAATTGTTATATGCGCGGGGATACCATCTACGCGGTTCAGCGTGGCCACGAAAATAATACATTTTCGCTGGACGATAAAAAACTGACAGTTCATACGGTTGCCAAAAAACTGGTCCGGACGACATGGGGCTCCGACCCGAACAACAATACAGAAGTTGAGGCCCTTTATAAATCATGGACATCCGAAGATTTGACACCGTGGCCACCGGAGGAAGAACTCGACCCGCCCGGTGGCGGTGGTGCTATCCACGACAATAATGGTCTTGTGCAGGAGACGGAAGTCGTACACGGTCAAGAACGTGTTATTACGACGTATAAATACGAGGATTTAGGCGGCGGGCAAAAGTTTTTATCCGAAGAAAAAACGGTCACAATAATTGGGGACCAGCGCGTGGACGAAGTGACGACATATCACAAGCCTGTTAGCTACGGTCAAACGCAAGTTTATTCTACGGACGAAGAAGGCGTTTTAGGGACTACGGTATCGCCTACAAACTTCGACGACCGCATATCCCCGTATCAATATCAGCAGATGGCGGCGGGCGGGTATAGCGCCGCATTTGCCGGCGGTGCATACGACGAATACGGGAATTATTATACGGCCGTTTATGACGGTCAGGGAAACCGTTATTTAGTTACTGGCCATACGGCTCAAAAAGAGCAGATAGGCCAGCGGACGCGCCTAAATGCATATGCGCTTTTGGATACGTCCTTCCCGGTAGACGGGTATGATAAGTTATCGTATCTCACGGAACAAATAAAATGGCTCGACCGCAAAACGGAGGAATCCGTTACTTTAGAACTTTATGATTGCCCGCATTTAGTTGACTTTAACGATAAAATTATTTGGCATGGAAACGTCTATTTTCTGCGGTCAAATAACGCAACAAGAACAGAAACCATTGTGAACCGGCAGACCCTTGAATTCGTGAGGTGGTATTGATGGTCGATTTGAGAAATATGAAACAGGCGGTCAGCAATATGGTGACAAGCGCTATCTACGTCACAACACAAAATCAAAAAGTAAAACGCGGTATCGTCAGCGGCGGAAATGTGGTTATAGGAAACCGTGTTTTGCCATATACCGCGGCCGTGGATATCTATTTCGCGGACGGGGATTCAGTGTGGTGCCTTATCCCGGACGGCGGTAGAATGGCGGTGGTCGTCGGTGTCTAAAATCAATGTGCCAAACGCAATCCGGTATCTTTACCCGGCCACGGTTGAAAGCGTCGGCTTTGGCGTCGTTACGGCGGGCGGCCGGGTACTACGGACGATTGGAAATATACAAGTTAGACCGGGGGAACGGATTTGGACAGATGGACGAGTGGCTTATGGCCATACACCACCGCGAGAGCAGGTTAATCCGCCCGCCGCTTTTTCTGGCATTCCGTTTATTGGACTGCCATGGGGGGCGGATAACTGGTATCAGGGATACTATACGGACCGGGCTATTCGCAAGCCTAAACATATCGGACCAATGACAACGAGTTCTTTTTTAGTAAATAACGGCCGCAGTCTATTCCTTGAAAAATCAGCACCGGGCCGGACGGTGGTAGACGCCGAAATCCTATCCAACGATAAGGGAGCCTCGATTGGGTATTCTATTGCAACGGTACGGGAAGGTGAGCAGATTTGTAGCACAAATAATAGCGAGATTCTTATTGAAAATAGCCTCGGTACCCGGTCCGAAACTATTGCAATTAAAGACAATATTTTCGTCAACGCGACGATTAGCGATTTTGTGAAAATAGCTGGCGTGGAAGATTATGAATTCGGTGGCCTGTTTTCGTCACAGTACCTATATTTTCGATTTACAGACGAAAAAGGAAATTGGGAATTATTGGTAGGGGTTTCGGTGCAAGGGTTAAGTATTTGTCATACAGTTCCGCAGTCTGTAGGGCGGCCGTTATTTCACACATATTCCACCCTCAGCCGGAATATAATAAGCCGAGAACCGTTTATTGGTGCAACGGATATCGTCTCTTGTTATGAGACTGTCACATTAAGCGGCGAGCAAACAGGGCAAGAAAAGCCTAGTGGCTCGACAGAATACCGGGAAAGTGTGGGACGACTTTTTGCCGCGGTGAAACTGGATTCCTCCGGCCGGGTCGCCGTAGTCCATAGGAATTACCATAAAGAGGTAGGGGGATACTACACGACGACCGGGTGGGAGCCTGAAGTCGTATCCTACGACGTATCAGAGGACGCCGGTACCTTTATCGGTCCGGGGAGCGCCGGGCCGGTAGGGGTGCCATTCGAAGAGCATTTTAACAATTTTACCAATCAAGGCGGCTCATATTCGTATTTTGTAAGATACGCAATACCGAGGGCCGACGAGGACATAACAGGCGCCCCACAAGCGGGGTTCGCGAGCGGGCTCAACGGGATAACGACAAGAACGTTCTACAATGCTATTTCGCAGTTTACACGCTTTCCAAGCGTATACGAGTTAAATGATTTATCTACGGCCCTGCCGGATGGGTTTTCCGCTACACTAAAAGCGCGAAACGGTACCAATTACGGCGCCCTCAGTATTGCGCAGGGCTCCAATAGGGTAATCGACGACTATAGATGGCACGGAGAATGCCGGCTTGATACAAGGTATGGATTAGTTCACGGCGGTACGGAGCTTTTATACTGGTTTTTTCCTCATATTAGTTGTTACAAGTTCCCAAATTCTCCAAAGGCATTAGCGGCAGATTTTGGGGATAGGTTGCTTATGTGTCAAAACGGTCAGTGTGAGTATTTAGATACTCATATCACCAACACGCGGCTCCGGCGAATGCGCAAAATAATAAGAATCCCGGTTTCACAGCCGAGCCAAGATACAAATTAGGAGGCGATTATTTTGGACGTTCAAAACTTAATCCGGTTTTTCCTGCCATCAACTTTTGAAACAAAGCTAGGAGGGGCAACCGGGGTTCTCGGTTTCGTGGGGACTTGCCTTTTCGGTACATGGAACAGTGTTTTGGAGTGTCTTGTCTTTGCAATGGTGGTGGATTATGTTACCGGATTAGCGGCGGCATATTTCTGCCCGAGGTTGAAGCTGGACAGTCGAATCGGGTTCCGGGGAATCATAAAAAAAGTTTTTATTATCGCGATTGTGGCTTTCACACATAAGTTGGACCTGGCCTTGCAGGCACAACTTGTTTGCACGATGACGTGCTGGTTCTTTATCGGCATTGAGGGGCTGTCCATTGTAGAGAACGCCGCGAAAATTGGAGTACCTATGCCACAGAAACTTATTGACACTCTGCGACAAGTGAAAGGGGATAGCTCTGATGGACTTGAAAAATCTAAGAAATCTTGACCTGAAACAGCAGTTGCTATTCTGTGAAAGTTACCTCCCTGACGCATGGGAGTATCTAAACGATGCCGGACAAT